ACAAAACTAACAGCAAAGGCATGTTAGTTACATTGCACTTTGAAAAGAACGGAACCGATTACCGTATTGAACGAGGGCGTTCGCCTAATGTGTTAAAGTTTTATGTTAACGGTCAAGAGCAAGAAATGATCGACGAGTCACAAGGTGACAGTCGTAAGACACAAGAATCAATCAACGACTTATTAGATATGTCACACGATATGTTTAAGCATATTGTTGCACTTAACACATATACCGAGCCGTTTTTGTCAATGCGCACTAATGATCAACGTGCTATTATCGAACAGCTACTTGGTATTACTATCTTGTCTGAAAAAGCAGACAGTTTAAAGGAACAAGTTCGTCAAACTAAAGATGCGATTACACAAGAAACATTAAAGATTGATGCTATCCAAACTGCTAACACTAAGATCGAAACAACTATCGAAAGTCTTCGCGGAACTCAACGTGCTTGGCAATCTAAAAAGAACAGTGATGTAGAAAAACTGTCTAAAGCTATTGACGAACTAGAGAAGTTAGACATTGATTCTGAGCTTGAAAAGCACGACGAGTTGCAAAACTGGAACGAGTTAAACAATGCAAAGATGGCTCTTAATAAAGAAAAAAGCACACTAGAGAGTGCATTACTACGTGCCACTAAGTCTGTAGAAAAAGCAGAAAAAGACATCGCAAATCTTGACGATGCAACTTGTTATACATGTGGACAAGCACTACATGATGACAAAAAAGCAGAAATCGAGTCAAGAAAAGCAAAAGAACTTAACGATGCAATGGCATATCAAACAGAAGTTGCTGATAAGTTAGACGATGTTATGTTAGGTCTTAAAGAGATCGGTGATCTTACATACAAACCTAATACTTTTTATGACACTGCTAAAGAAGCATACGAACACAGAAACAATGTTGATAGCTTAAAGCAAAGTCTTAATGCAAAGCATGAAGAAGTTGATCCGTATCAGCAACAGATTGACGATTTAACAAACACAGCATTACAAGAGATTGATTGGTCTCCTGTTAATGACTTGACTACATTTAAAGAACACCAAGAGTTTTTGTTAAAACTGCTTACAAATAAAGATAGTTTTATTCGTAAGAAGATTATTGATCAAAACCTAGCATACTTAAACAACAGACTGACTTATTATCTTGACAAGTTAGGTTTGCCGCACCAAGTTGTATTCCAAAACGATTTAAATGTTGAGATTACACAGTTAGGACAAGACTTAGATTTTGATAACTTATCTCGCGGAGAGCGTAACAGACTTATTTTAGGTCTGAGCTTTGCATTCCGTGATGTTTGGGAGAGCTTGTATCAAGGTATTAACTTGTTGTTTATTGACGAACTTATTGATAGCGGTATGGACACAGCAGGTGTTGAAAACTCATTAAGTGTTCTTAAGAAAATGGGCCGCGAACGGGAGAAAAATGTATTCTTAATCTCACACAAAGACGAACTTATTGGAAGAGTTAACAATGTAATGAGAGTTGTAAAAGAAAATGGTTTTACAAACTACGAGAATGACATTGACATTATAGAATGATAGACGACGACACGCACGATAAGCTAACACAAGCATATCTAGAATATTTTAAAGCTAACGAAAAGTTTGAAGCTCGTAACTCCGTACGTACTCATAGAGAAGTACGGAGATGGCTTCGTGTTATGCGAGACTTAGCAAAGCAACGTGCTGATGAAATACATCACAAACACAACACAACTAGAAAAACCAAATCTGAATAACACTTAGGCACATAAAGTTAAGTACATTCATGCAGTGGACTTATCAAGGGAAACAAGTAGACACAATACCAGACGAGTATGAAGGCTTTGTTTATCTTATCACTAATCTCACTACTGGGCAAAAATATATAGGCAAAAAACTAGCCAAGTTTAAAGTAACTAAACCTCCACTTAAAGGCAAGAAAAATAAAAGAAGAAGCACTAAAGAAAGCGATTGGAAAGACTACTGGGGCAGCTCAGATAGACTTAACGCTGACGTCACTGCACTAGGCCCAGAAAACTTCACAAGAGAAATACTATACCTTTGCAAATCACGGGCAGAAATGTCATACATTGAGGCAAGAGAACAGTTTGATCGTCGAGTATTAGAAACAGACGACTACTACAATGGCATTATTAATGTTAGAGTAGGCGGATCAGACAAACTCAAAAAGGCATTGCTAGAACATAGCATCAAGGCAAAACAATCCAACACATAAGGTTGGCGGGCCAGTTTGAAAATACCGCTGTGGAAAAAGCATCCGTATAGGAGCACACGTAACACATTGAGCTGCGTTCGGTAGTAGAGCGTTTGATTGATGTAGATGGAATGTTGGCTGTCGAAAAACTGCACATTACACATAAAAACCCTTAGCACTAGGAACGAAGCGGGGGGTATTATGTGCAATAATCTGCACATTAACTGTTAAAATACAGGATAATGTGCAAAAGATTGCACATTAGATGTCGACGTAGGTTGGGAAAGGTCAGAGCCCATTGTGTAGCAGTATAACAAACACCTACTTCCAAGTCTCGGCTGGTGGCGAACTCACATGAAGCACTTTTTTGAGATGACGGGACCGTAACAGGTTCCGTCTGACTGAAACAATCTACATGAAACTTAAACATTATTACTACGTAATAATGCGTTTCATATTAAATCATTTCTATTATACAAAAACGAAGTGTTTAGTTTGAGCGATAGCGATAACTAATATCTACGAAGTAGATATTTTAAAGATAACTAAATACATTAAAGTTAAGGATCACTAAGATATGATTATCAATGACATAGTACAAAGAAGTTTGATTGAAGAAATAATAGAAGATGACTATTTCTTGAAAAAACAACTCAATGAAGCAGGTGATCCTGATGACCCTAATGCAGTTCCTTTAGAGATTACTGCACTAGTCGGAGTTGCTACTACATCTGTTGCTGCTATACTCAGTGCCACTGACAATGTTCCTATTTTAAATAAGTTAATGCCTTCTGCGCCGACGGCAGAGCCGCCGTCGAATAGACAACTTCAACGTACTATTGATAAACTTTCTAATATTCCTGCACAAATGACTACTTTTAGAGTAGATGGAAAACGTGTAACTCGTGTTATGTATCCAATCGGAAGTGTTAACGGTCCTGCTGTTGCTGACTTTGCAGATCGCGATGCTGCTGCTCGTGCATTAAATGCATATAACTCTAGTGGAACGTTAACGTCTGGTGTTAGAGCTGATGCAGTTCCTGATGATAAACTTCCAGGAAGAGTTAGACGTTGGCAACGTTCTGGTATAAGAAATATCATGATGTCAGCTTCTCGTTTAACTTCAAGTATAGAACTTAAAGATTGGCGAGCTAACAGCAAATGGTTTAGAATATTACAAAGGTTAGCACGATGGGGAGCTCCAGTTCTTATAGTAGCAGACTTTGTTGATAACATGGTGTGGATTATTGCACGTGAAGCTGAAAATCCTGAACACGGTGGTGACTGGAACAAAATCATACAAGGCTGTTTACAAGAACTACTAACATATTTTGTTCAGCAAGGTTGGAATGTTTTAAAACAACTAGTCACTTGGTGGGCTTCAGTACTAGTTGTAGCACAAACTATAAAAGCAGTTATCAACGCAGTATTCTGGGGTATGAGACTTGCAGGTCTTGGAACTGGCCCAGGCGCGCCTTTTGTATGGATTGCTTCGCTAGTAGGACAAATAGGATTTAGCTGGTGGGCAACAACAGACAGTGGTCAACGAGCACTAACTAGTTTGTGGGTATGGTTCTTAGGATATGTAGTACCTGGCATAGTAGGTGATGGTATATCTGGTGCGCTAAGTGAAGAAGCAGCAGAAATAATACGTCCTGAGATTGAAAAAGAGTGGGAAAACATTACTAATAGATATTCAACTATTGATAGCGATGCTGCTGAAGAAGAAGCACCGCTAGATGCAGATGGTGTACTAACTCCGATGGATCCTAATGCAGAACAAAACAGACCACAAAGCAGAGCACCAGCAGCTAGCACAGGTTCTGTACCAGCAAACAATACTGAGTTATATAGAGGATTTAGTTTTAACTAGACTAAAGGCATGCCAGCTTTGTTAGTGGCTTCCCAGTTTTCTTTAATGATTTGATTGATTATTTCGTAATCGGCAATATCAACATCATGCATTATTTCAGTATACGAAACGCCTCCTCGCATGTACCAGACTATTCGATACATATTGTCTCTAAGTTGCTTAGAGACGTTTTCGTAACTTTCGAGTAGAGATGCTATTTCAGACTCCGGGAGTTGTGCGATCATCCGCCGAAAAAACTTGCGTCATCCATTGTAAACGGAGTTCGGAACTTGTGTTGACATTCACTACATTCTAAGTCAATAGGTTTAAGTTCCCAAGTTGCTACGTTATCTTCAAGTTTTAGTTTAACTGCATTAAAGTATTTTCTATCACCATTTAATAGGAAGTCTCTAATAGTTGCTAGGTCAGTTTCCTCACCTTCGGGTGTAACAATCTTTTTAACTTGAAGTGTAATAGTTTCTTCAGAAATCTCTTTAAGAAGTGCATACGCTTGTTTTTCTGCTACTTCTTTGTCTTCAGCAGATAAGCTAGCAGACTGATATGCTGTACGCTGTGCTACAAATATTTTTTGCTGCACAGCAGTCCACTGGTTGTAAGACAATGGATGTACAATGATTTTAAGATCATCAACTATAACAGTTGTGTTGTAATCTTTATTTGAATATGAATCGATTAACACTGATAAGTTAACACTGTAGTTGTGTTCATTACCGCAACTTGGGCAACGTGCTACTCTCTCGTATTCGTTTCCATAAGTTGCACTGCGAATAGACAATAACAAATATTCAAAGTCGATAAAACTTAAAGATCCAGGATCTTTAAGACTTGGAATACAACTTTTAATCAAGTTTTTGATTGCTTCGCCATTAAGCAATGCTTCTGGATTACGCATCATAAGTTCGTCTGCGCCTGACATGCTGTATACAGGAACATCTTTAAATGAACCTTCGTACGCAGATTCTGGAACAAAACGCAACTCTGACGGTATGTCAATATAGACTTTTGGCTGGCGTTTATACTTGTTCAATACCGAACTCATCGTGTGTTTCTCCTAAGGATAAATATATAAAAGTATTTATGTGATGTAAAGTGCGCATATTTTAATAGTGAATAGGAAGATTTATGTCTGGGACAAACGATCCAAACGATAACGGCGGTATTAATACATCTAATATTAATCGTGGCCTTCAGGATTTAACTGGCGCATTTGGTACGTTGGGGGTAGCAGTACTCAGTAACAGTAGTAACCTAAGCGATTACGGCAAAGCTCTAGAACAAGCATCTAATGGTCTAGGCAATCTTGGTAGATCAGTACCTGGAATAGGTAACGCACTAGGAGCTTTAGGAAGTATAACTGGAAAACTAGGTGCCGGGTTATTAAGTGCAACAGAAATAACAGCTAAAAACTTCCAGTCACTAGCTAGATCCGGTTTCTTATTAGAAGGCGGCATGAGCGGAGCAGCATTATCCGCAGTTGAAGCAGGAATGGCTCTTGATAAGTTTGGTAAGTTCGTTGAAGAAAACAACAAGTTTATTAGAGCATTTGGTGGATTAGGTGGTGACGCACTTGAAACATTTACAGACTTTTCGAGAAGTTTCAGAACAGAAACTACTCAATATGCTGCTGGACTTAGAAGGTTAGGTTACGATACTGAAGAAATAAACGAAACTCTAGTAAGATTTGCAAGCATTAACAGACAAGCATATCTTGAAAGTTCGTCATCGGCAGCAGCACGTAACAAAGCAGCATATCGATTTGCAGTTGAAATGGATAGAATGTCTCAGTTAACTGGCGAAAACCGCAAAGAACTGATGAAGAAAATGGAAGCAGATCGTAGAGAAGGTCGAGTACAAGCATACTTGCGTACACTTAACGCTGATCAACAAAAAGCATTCTTAGAAGGGCAACAAGCAGCAGCCGCAGCAGGTCCGTTAGCTAAGAAAGCATTTGAAGATATGGCAATGCAAGGGTCGTTAACTGGCGAAAGTGCAAATGCTGCTGCGATTTACGGTACTGAGTTTATTAACTCATTACAAACACAAGCACAAATGATTCGAAACATTAACGTAGGTGATGATCTAAGTGCAATACGTACTGAAATGGCAACTTCGCAAGGTATAGCTATTGATGCTCTTAACGAAGCTAGAAATACTAACGTTGCAACACTTCGCGCTTCGGGCGGATATGTTAAAGACTTGCAAGATGCGTATGCAGGACAAACTGATATTTTAATGCAAACTGAAGCACTGATTGCAGAAAGCGGCGGAGCATTAACTGCGGTTGAAGCTAGAATCGAGTTGCTCAGACGTGCAAATGAACGAATAAGCAGAGACCTTGGTGCAGGAGATCCGGAAGCAGGAGTTGATCCTGGACCAGCAACAGATGCATTAACAAATGCATACAGTAGCTTAACTACTGCTATTGATAATGTTAACACTGCTATTAACACTCAGTTAATAGGTGCATTGCAGTCTCGAGGCGTACAAACTGGATTAAACAATCTAAGTAATAGTATTACAGAAGCAACTCCAGGGGTTGTAACTTCTATTAATAACCTTGGCAGCGAAATAACAGCCGCAGTAAGCAGTATGCTTACAGAAGGTTTAGATACCAATCAAGCACCTTTAACACGAGATGAAACAGCCGGACAAGCTAACAGACTAGCAGATGACCAACAGCTTACTGAAACTGGGGAAGTAACTGGCACACCTAGCTCACGTCGTTTCTTTGGTGGTATGCTACAAAGGGGTATACCTACACTTGTTGGTGAAGGCCAAGGCGGTCAAGTGCTTCCAACATCTGAAGTTGTTACACCAAACATGAACTCGCTAGTTGTTACAATGAAACAAATGGCAACTAAAGCAAGAGAAACACTTGGACCACAAATGCAACAAATGGCAGATCAGATGCGTCCACAAATGGAACAAATGGCTTCACAGTTTGAGCCACAACTACAAGCAATGGCAAGTCAAATGCAACGTAATGCACCAGAAATGCAGCAGCAAATGGAAGTAATGATGGGTCAACTCAATGGTAAGTTTGATCAACTTCTTGATGCATACAGAGATAACACACGCGAAATCAGACGAAGCGGCGGAAACGTATATAGGACATAAGTAATAACATGAGCTGGAAAAAATATTTTACACCTGTACCTACAGGAAATCAAGAAGGAACGTATAGTCCTTTAGGAAATGGCGCTAATGCTAGTCGTCCAGGCCCCGCACGTTCTAACTATTCATCATACTTACCAGATGTTTACACTGGTTCACCAAACCGCGTAGAACGTTACGGACAATATGAAACTATGGATAGCGACAGTGAAGTTAATGCTGCACTAGATATTTTAGCAGAGTTTTGTTCGCAAAAGAATACTACAAATAATACTCCGTTTAAACTTGACTTTAAAGAAAAAGCAACTAACTCGGAAATAAGAATACTTAAACAGTATTTGCAACAGTGGACTAAGTTGCAAAACTTTGATACCCGCATCTTCCGTATTGTACGCAACACATTCAAATACGGCGATGCATTTTTTATTAGAGATCCTGAAACTAAAAAATGGTTTTATGTTGATCCGGCAAAAGTTACTAAAATCATTGTTAATGAAAGCGAAGGCAAAAAACCGGAGCAGTATGTTATTAAAGACTTAAACATTAACTTTGAAAGTTTAGTTGCTACTACTTTGAATACTGACCCGGGTGGTACTACCAGCTCAGGACACCAAGGTTACTTTCAAGGTAGTTCAAGAGGAATGGCAGGCGGCGCACCTAACAATGCATCAAGCGGTTCGCGTTTTGAAACTACACAACAAGAAGTTGCAGTAAACGCAGAACATGTTGTACATTTAAGTCTCTCAGAGGGATTAGATAACAACTATCCGTTTGGTAATAGCTTGCTTGAAAGCATCTTTAAAGTTTATAAACAAAAAGAACTTCTTGAAGATGCTATTATTATCTATCGTGTACAACGTGCGCCTGAAAGACGTGTATTTTATGTAGACGTAGGTAACATGCCAAGTCACTTGGCAATGAGTTTTGTAGAAAGAGTAAAAAATGAAATCCATCAGAGAAGGATACCTTCAGCAACTGGTGGTGGACAGAATGTTATCGATAGTGCGTACAACCCACTTTCTATAAACGAAGATTACTTTTTCCCGCAAACGGCAGAAGGTAGAGGATCAAAAGTTGAAACACTGCCAGGCGGTACTAACTTAGGCGAAATAGATGATTTAAAATATTTCACTAATAAACTAGTTCGCGGTCTCCGTATACCTTCTAGCTACCTTCCTACAGCAGCAGATGACGGACAAAGTCAGTTTAATGACGGTCGCGTAGGAACAGCATACATTCAAGAACTACGCTTCAATGCATACTGTGAGCGTTTACAAAGTCTTATTACAAGTAAGTTTGATCAAGAGTTTAAACAATATATTCTTCAAAAGGGTGTAAACGTTGATACTAGTGTTTTTGAAGTTTCATTCCAGCCACCTAAAAACTTTGCAAGTTACAGACAGAGTGAACTAGACAATCAACGTATTGGTACATTTACACAAGTACAACAGATTCCTTATATGAGTCAGCGTTTTGCAATGCAACGTTTCTTAGGTCTAAGCGACGAAGAGATTGCAGAAAATGAAAGACTGTGGCGCGAAGAGAATGACGAAAATCTAAAACTTCCAACGGATGCAAGTGGCGAACTACGTAGTGCAGGCATTAGTGCAGGTGCTATTAGTGCAGATTTAGGTTCAGTAGAAACTAGTGCTCCGGGCGCAGAAGCAGCACCAGAAGGTGGCGAAGCAGGCGGTCCAGCACCAGGTGAACCGGCAGGCGGTCCAGCACCAGGTGAACCGGCAGTATAGGATAAATAATATTATGATACTAAGAGAACTCTTTTACTTTGATAAAGATACATTAGAAATGGGTCAGGATGGACGCTATTCACCTGAAAACGATTCTGATGTGGTTAAGAAAAGTGATACACGCAAAACAAGATTAACACTTGAACAGATTAATCAACTGCGTGTAGCTTCTGATTTACACGAACAAGAAAAAGAAGCAGAGCTAGAGTTTGTTAGACAAATGTATGGTGTACCTGCTCAACCAGGTATGTAATGATATCTTTTGTATTAGGTAACGGCAAATCTCGTCAAGACTTCAACATAAAACATTATAAGCAGTACGGCCAAGTGTATGGCTGTAATGCCATTTATCGTGACGAAAGTGTTGACTACTTAGTAGCAGTAGATCCGCCTATGGTTCAAGAGATAATCGACAATAAGGCTCATCTTTCTACAACATTTTACACTAGAGAACACAAAAGATTTAAAGGTATTGACAAAGTAAACTTTACAGCAAAGCATTTAGGTTGGAGCAGTGGTCCAACAGCAATATGGCTTGCTAGTTATAATAAAGCAGATACTGTTTTTATTGTTGGGTTTGACTTTGAAAGTAATGACGATAAGATTAATAATATCTATAGTGGAACAGCAAACTATAAACCAACTAATAGTCCTGCTACATATTTTGGTAACTGGATTAAGCAGATACAACTGACTGTTAGAGATAATCCTAATACTAAATACTATAGATTAATAACAGATGATTACAAGTTTACGCCTAAAGATTTACTAAGATATCCGAACTTTTCGAATATCACATATGAAAAAATGCACGAAAAGTTAGAAATGGCTCGTTTTGAGCCTATTTCTTAGTACTTTATTGTATAGATAGTAAATACTTATTGACAGCCTTGTATAAAATAAAGGAGATACACAAAATGACTGATCGTACCAAGTTTGAAAAAATGCTTGAGCTACTCATCAATGAGGACCGCGAAGCAGCAGAAGAACTTTTCCACGAAATCGTAGTGGAAAAATCAAGAGATATTTATGAAGGACTTCTAGAAAGTGAACTAGAAGACGAAGACATCGAAGAAGCATCAGAAGACGAAGATGAAGTAGTTGACGAAGCAGACGATGAAGAAGTTGATGAATCAGACGAAGAACTAGACGAGTTTGAAATCGAAGAAGGTGATCCTTCCGACGATATGATCGGCGACATTGAAATGGATGGCGGCGATGATGAAGAGGCAGATATGGACATGGATATGGACGGCGAAGAAGGCGAAGAAGCCGGAGACGACGAACTTGAAGACCGTATTGAAGACCTCGAAGATGCCCTAGACGAACTTTCAAAAGAGTTTGAAGCAATGCTAGCTGGTGAATCTGGCGAAGAAGAGCATAGCGACATGGATATGGGCGGCGAAGAAGCTGGTGAAGACGACATGGAAGAAGAATCTTTCGAGTTTGAATCAGCTGAAGTAGAAGGCGAAAAGCTAGACGAGTACACACAAAAAGTTGCTGAGCCAAAAGGCGAAGACAACAAAGCAACATCACCAGTAGCTGGTAAAAACGATATGGGCGGCACTGCTGCAAATATTGCAAAAGGATCAGCAGAGGAAAAAGGCGGAAAAGCTGAAACTCCAAAAGTAGACGATGCTGGTAACGTTAACACATCAGGTAACAAAAAAGCACCTGGTTACTCAAAAGCATAAGCTAAAGGAGACTTAAAAGATGAATGTACTCCAAGAGAACTTGACGTTCGACCAAGCTAATATGGTCGTTGAGTCTGCTAATGAAGGAAAGGACCTTCACATGTCCGGCATCTTCATCCAAGGTGGTGTAAGAAATGCCAATCAGCGTGTGTATCCCGTGAATGAAATAGGCAGGGCTGTCAAGACGCTCAACGAGCAGATTGAAGGAGGATATTCGGTTCTCGGCGAAGTAGATCATCCGCAGGGTCTTAATGTTAACTTAGATCGTGTAAGCCATATGATCACAAAAATGTGGATGGATGGCCCAAACGGTTATGGAAAACTAAAACTTATTCCAACACCAATGGGGTCTCTAGTAAAAACAATGCTAGAGGCCGGTGTTAAACTTGGTGTAAGTTCAAGAGGTTCCGGAAATGTCAGTGAAGACGGATCCGGAGAGGTAAGCGACTTTGAGATTATAACAGTTGATGTAGTCGCTCAACCAAGTGCTCCAGGTGCCTACCCAACACCGATTTATGAGCATCTTATGAATACCACGGGTGGGTATAAGGCATTTGGAATGGCAAAAGAACTTAGGGAAGACGCCAAGGCACAAAAATATCTAAAGAATCAGTTGATTAATATAATCAACGGGCTCCGATAAACGAGGAGAAAAACATGTTGGACGCACTAAAAAACCTATTTGAGAACAACGTGATTTCCGAAGACGTAAGAGCGGAGATTGAAGAAGCATGGAATGCTCGTGTTACAGAAGCAAAAACAGCAGCAGTTACAGAACTGCGTGAAGAGTTTGCTAAAAAATACGAACATGACAAAGGCGTTATGGTAGAAGCTATCGATAAGTTAGTTGAAGACCGTCTTCAAGCTGAGATTTCTGAGTTTGCAGAAGATCGCAAACAGTTAGCTGAAGCAAAAGCAAAGTACGGAGTAGCAATGCGCAAAAACGCAGATCTACTAAAAGGCTTTGTTGTTGAATCACTAGCAAAAGAAGTTTCAGAGCTACACGAAGATCAGAAAGTTATGGCTGAGAAATACAGTCAACTAGAAGAGTTCGTAGTAGAAGCTCTAGCTAAGGAGATTGCAGAGTTCCATACAGATAAAAAAGATCTTGCAGAAACTAAAGTGCGATTGATAAGAGAAGCAAAAGCTCAGTTTGCAAAAGTAAAATCTACTTTTGTTAAAAAGAGTTCAGCTCTCGTTGCCGAAACAGTTAACAAATCACTTACTAAAGAGATTAGTACACTGAAAGAGGATATCGATTCTGCACGTAGCAACGACTTCGGTCGTAAGATCTTTGAAGCGTTTGCATCAGAATACAATAACAGCTATCTTAATGAGAAATCAGAGACAGCTAAACTTCTAAAAGTACTAACTAAAAAAGAGTCAGAACTTGCAGAAGCGAAAGCAGCTATTACTGAAAAAGCTGCTTTGGTTGAGAGTAAACAGCGCGAAATCGCTGAAGCTCAAGACATAATGATGCGAAAAGAAAAGCTTCACGAGCTCCTAGGCCCACTTAGCGGTGAGCAAAAGGAAATCATGACAGACTTACTGGAATCAGTTCAAACTAATCGCTTACAAGCACAGTTTGAAAAATACCTACCGGCAGTTATCGACGGTAAAACTCCAGCGAAGAAGAAGGCACTGACAGAAGGCAAAGAAATCACAGGCAATAAAGAAAATACTAGTATTAGTAGTGCAAAGGGCGAATCAGGGGCAGAAGTCTTTGACATTCGTCGTTTAGCGGGAATCAAATAAGGAGAACATGAAAATGTCAGAACTACTAGAAAGCCGCTGGCAGGACACTAAAACAGCACTGCTCGAAGGCCTTGAAGGCAATCGTAAGTCAGTAATGGCTGTAACACTTGAAAATACTCGCAAGTATCTTTCAGAGAGTGCTACAGCAGGTGCCACTTCTGCCGGTAACGTTGCGACTCTAAACAGAGTCATCCTACCAGTCATCAGACGTGTTATGCCAACAACCATTGCAAATGAGTTGGTTGGTGTACAGCCTATGACAGGTCCAGTGGGTCAAATCCACACACTAAGAGTACGCTATGCTGATTCAGCAACTGGTGTAACAGCAGGCGAAGAGGCTCTAAGCCCATTCAAAATCGCTCAAGGTTACGCTGGTAATGATGCAGCTGATCCAAACGGTAAAGCAGATTCAACTGCTTCACTTGAAGGCGCAGCAGGCAAGCGTATGTCAATCCAAATCTTGAAACAAACTGTTGAAGCGAAATCACGCAAGCTATCAGCTCGCTGGACTTTCGAAGCAGCTCAAGACGCACAAGCTCAACAGGGCATTGACGTCGAAGCTGAAATCATGGCAGCACTTGCTCAAGAGATTACAACTGAGATTGACCAAGAAATCCTAAACAGCCTACGTTCACTAGCTGGTACTGCTTCTGAAGCATACGACCAGTCAGCTGTTTCAGGTACTGCTACTTTCGTTGGCGACGAGCATGCTGCTCTAGCGGTTCTAATCAACCGTCAAGCAAACAAGATTGCTCAGCGTACACGTCGTGGTGCAGGTAACTTTGCGGTAGTAAGCCCATTTGCGCTAACTATCCTACAGTCTGCAACTACTTCTGCGTTCGCTCGTACAACTGAAGGTACATTCGAAGCACCTACAAACACTAAGTTTGTTGGTACTCTAAACAACGCAATGAAAGTATACGTTGATACTTATGCAGCTGACAACACTGACGTGCTTGTTGGTTACAAAGGTTCAAGCGAATCTGATGCTGCTGCGTTCTACTGCCCATACATTCCACTAATGTCAAGCGGTGTCGTACTAGACCCAGATACTTTCGAGCCAGTTGTTAGCTTCATGACACGTTACGGTTATGTTGAACTAAACAACACTGCATCATCACTAGGTAATGCAGCGGATTACGTTGAAAAAGTATCTGTAGCTAACGTAAGCTTCAGCTAAGTTTTATTTTATATAAAACAGAAAATAGCACCTTCGGGTGCTATTTTTTTGACTTTTAAAAAAGCCCGATGCTTAACTGTGTTGGGCTTTTTCCTTTTGTGCGTTTCACCTTTCTGTCGTTCTGGATAAATACTTTTGTCATAGAGATATCCTCTACGATGAGGACTTATGCGGACCCACCGCGTAGACCTAGAACGTCAACATAAGGAGAAAACAATGGGACGTCCACTTAATAAAAGATACTTCGGTGAACCTACTGCCGGAGGAAACGAAATCAAAGTAAGATATTTTGCACCAGGACAAGCCGAAGCAAACGGCTGGATTGTTAAGCAAAAAGGATCTAAAAAGTTTGTCTGCACAGACGGAACTAACGAAGCACTATGCACATTAGTAGATGCATCACAAGGAACACTAACAGCAGGACAAATGAGCATTACAGTAGATGACAATGGTACTGCACGTCAAGTAGTAAAGATTGCTGGACGCAAAGTAACAATGGATAACGGCTCTCAAATCAAATGGGACTTCACAGGCACAGGCGCAACAGTTGAAATGGAAGAAGCTGGTGACGATACTTCGTTCACTAACGCAGACGACTTTGAGCCAGACGCTTAAGAGAGAAGTTTACTGAATAAGGAAAAGTAATGTTAAGATTGATTAGTGTACCCGATGGCGACTATAAGGTAAAAATCCAACCAGGTGGAAACATCACGCTGGATCCAGGCGCTACTGGTAACGTAATAGTTGATGGTAACTTAACTGTAACTGGTGCTACTACTACAGTTGAGTCAACAATCACCACGATTAAAGACCCTATTATAACTTTAAACGAAGGTGATCCAGGTACACAAGGTGCTATAAGTTTTAGAAAGTCAGGATTACATATTAATAGAGGTAATGGTATTCCTGACACTTATATTGTACACGATGAAGATATAACATTTACTGATGCATATACAGGTACGCAATCCTACGGTGTTATTAACTTTTTCCAAGAAACATTTACTGGAGGCGGAACACGAATCGAAACTCCTGTTCCGATTAAAACCAATAGTATTGTACTTGATCAAGGAACTAAGTTTTTATTCCAAGGGATTGCGCAATCTGGTACCATTGAAGTTGATAGTGCATCATATACTGAATCAATAGAACCGAGAGCAGCAGGATACTTTGGTAACGATGATGATAAAATCCTTACTAACAAAGGTTATGTTGACTGGAAGATTATTGATTATCTTAACAGTACTGGTGTTCCTACTATTTCAAGTACACTTATAGATCAAGTTACATTTACTCCGATCTCTACAACTTCTGTAACAGTTCGCCAAGAAGGTGTTAGCTGGACACAAAATAGTGAAATCGAAATGAAGATCGACGATGTTCCGGCATTTAGGGCTTCGCTTGAAGATGGTTTTGAGTTTTATAATGCAGTTGATGCAGAAGGTGTAAGAATAAAAGCAGTAGATGGCGGCTCAATGATTGAAAGTATGGGATCTAACTCAGATCTTACACTAACAGTTAGCGGGTCCGGTAGTATACGAATACTTGACGACTTATTCATGGTAAAAAACGCAAACGAACCTGCACTTCCTCCTCCAGATTCTGGAACTAAGTTGTATGGTGGAGAAGTAAGCGGTGGTGGCACAGGCTTGTACGCTGCTACTCCAGAAGGTAGAGACGAACTAGCAAGCAGACGAAAAGCAATCATTTATGGATTGTTGTTTTAAGGATTTAAAAGATGGCTATAAAAAATGTAAGAATATCGAGTACTAACGCAACAGAAGTATTGTTGAACGATCAGGCTGTCGGCGGTGGTAATGATATAGCTGTCACTATTATGATCTTGTGCAATACATCCCCTGGCACAGACGTAACAGTAGACATACATGTTGTTGCTGCTGGCGATGCTGCTGGAGATAATAATACTATTATGAAAACTTTGCAGATACCTGCAGGCGAAAGTTTTAGTTTGGATACTGAAAAGTTTGTTATGGAAGAAAATGATAGTATCCAAGTAGTTGCTAGTATAGCAAACACAGTAACCGTAACATCTAGTTATGTGAGAGTATAAAGAATGAAGTATTTAAAGCGCACAACACTTGCATCTAAAAATGTAAAAGACGAAGCATTAAAAATAAATCGCTACGGCGAAGTAACCTCAGACAGTAAACTTGCTGTAGGAAAGAGTTCAAGGCCTACAACAGAACTTGACGTTGCTGGTAGTGCTGCTATTAGTGATACTTTAAACGTAACAAACTTGCAAACTACAATCTTAGAACCGCAATATTCAAACGGCGATATTATTCTAAGAGCAAGTGGAACAGGTAACGTTGTTATTAACAACTTGCTTACTGTTGGTGAAACAGCAACAACATTTACAGGCGAAGTTGTTGATATTAACAACTTAAGACTCGACGGCGATGGCGGCAGAACAGGGATTTCTGCACTAGATTCAAATACAGGACTGTACTTAGATAGTGCAGGCACTTCTGGTATCTATGCAAACGGTGTTGACATTACCAAGAAAGAAGGTAATACATTTTGGGTTACTGTAAATGGTAGTGACGGTAACACTGGTGAAAGTATGCAAGATGCTTTCCGTACTATTAGACAAGCACTTGTTGTTGCACGTAACGGCGATACTATCAAGATAGGCGCAGGAACATTTGAAGAAATATTTCCACTAACTGTCTTTCCAGGTGTAAGTATTACAGGTCAAGGCATTCGCTCAACACAGATTAAACCAACTGCTGCAACACGTACTCAAAACGGTTTTCAGTTTAGGGGCGGAGCTACAGTAAAAGATTTAACAGTTCGTGAAATGGAATATGACGCAGTTAACGATAGAGGTTATGCGTTCTGTTTTGACGAATCAACAACATCTACTTTTGATCGTGGCCCATACATTATGAACGTTACTGTTCTAAACTTTGGTTCAAGTGTAAGATTAGGCATTAACTCGCCTGACGATCCTTGGGGCTTTGATGCAGGAGACGCAGGTCGTGGTCTAAAAGCAGATGCACAATACATTAATAGAAGTTCGATCGAACCTAGCTTCCTTGTAAACGAAGTAACATTCTTTATACCGGGACAGACAGCAATCGTTGCAACTAACGGTATTAGAATAGAATATTTAAACTCATTTGTATATCTAGCAGACATTGCGTTTCATGCAACAACAAGTCAGCAAGGGTGGGGCGGCACAGGTCAAACATATGTTATTGTAGAAAACGTAACAGGCGGAAACTTTATTCCGGGAGAAACTGTACGTTATACATCAACAGATGGATCAACAGTAGCACAGTTCCAAATATCTAGTTGGGACGTTGCAACACAAACATTATCTATTACAGGCTTATACACAGGACTTGATGGTGTAGACTTTACACCGCAATACGGCCAAGGTGGTTCGATTATTGGTACAGTTTCTGGTGTACAAGCAGAACGCATTGTAGAAGTTACAAAGTTTGAGTTTGGTGCAGAACTACGTGCGATTGGCTCGGCGATGGTTTATGGTAACACTGGTGTTATTGCAGACGGTCCGGGTGTAAGTTTAAGACTAGTAAGTCACAACTTTGGATACATTGGCGCAGGAAAACTAACATCAAACCGTGCATCAGATGCAATACAAGCTAACGAAGTTGTTGAACTTAATGGCGGTAAAGTACGTTACACTTCTACAGATCACTTAGGTGATTTCCGTGTAGGTGACTTGTTTTATGTATCACAAGAAACTGGCGAAGTACAAATAGACGGCGGCGGTCTTAACTTTGGTGCATTAGCAGGTGGCCTTGTATTTGACGACGGCGCTGGAAATAAGAGTAGTATTACTGCTACTGAAGTAACTACTGGATTTTTAACATTTGCTAACAACGGTATTGGTTCTACAGACATACTTGAAATAGACTCGTTAGATGCATTAAGTTTGTTCTCCGACGAAGGTACTATTACTATTAATGCAGCAAGCGGAACTCAACAAGTTGAGATCACAGGCGAACCTATTGTATTACGCGGCAATATTGACTTAGGAACAGATCCCTTCCAACCAGCAGATCCGTATCCGCATGTTACTAGATTTAAATCTTATGTTGAAAGCAATATACAACCATCACCTGATTTTAATGGTATTTGGGACTTAGGTGCTCCTGATGCAGTATGGGGCGACATTTACGGTAGTAAGATTATTGTTGATGACCTTATTATTGAAAATAACAAAATAAGTGTAGGAATAACTAACCAGGACTTAGAACTAGAACCAGCAGGCGCAGGTAGAGTTCTCATTAACGGTTATTCGTTTATGAAAGTTCCTGTAGGTAGTACAGCTGAACGCGGAGCATCACCAATCACAGGTGGCATACGTTTTAACACACAGATTCAACAGTTTGAAGGCTATCAAGGTACTGCGTGGAGTTCACTAGGTGGCGTTAAAGATATTGACGGTGACACTTATATTACTCCAGAAGTATCACCTGGTTCAAATGATAATAGATTTGATATATATGCCGGCGGCACACTTATATCACAGTGGAGTTTTGATGACTTTACAGTAAACAGTACACGTTTTAGTAATAATAACTTTACATTTGAAAACGATGTCATGAAGATGACGGATATAAACACTGACTATCGTTTTGAAATAACTCCAGGCGGAACAGGCGAGTTCTTCTTTAATAAAGGTGTACATATTGAAGGCGACTTAACACTTCCGGGCGGCACTATTAATGCTACAAACGCAAGACTTACTGTAACAAGTTTAGCAGCGGCAAACTATGCAAGTGACATTATTCCTGATGTAGACATGGCATATGATATTGGTCATACTACATCGATGTTTAAAGAAGCATTTATTGGAACTATTAATACTGAAGAGTTTAGAATATTCCAAAATAGAATCAGTACTACAAACAGTTCTGCAGATATCGAAATAGCACCATCAGGAACTGGACAAGTTAGAATAATAGGCGCATCTGCATTAGTACTTCCAATCGGCGGCGACGGGGTTAGACCTCTTGGTGAAGTAGGACAAGTTCGTTTTAATACAGATACTAATCAATACGAAGGTTATAACGGAGTAGCATGGAGCTCGCTAGGCGGCGTTCGAGACGTAGACGGTGACACTTATATTTTACCAGAAACTTCACCAGGCGCAAACGAAAACACACTGTACTTCTACGGCGGCGGAGTTGAACTTGCTAGATTAAACAACCAAGGTTTCCAAGGCGGCATTTTAGTTGATGGTAACTTGCGAATCGAAGGCAACCTTATAAGAACTACAGCGTCAAACTCGGATATTGATATTCTAGTTAACGGTACAGGAAATATTAATCTTGAAGCTGACACTAATGTTACTGGTGTTCTTAATGCAAGTAACTGGGTAACATCTCCTAGAATGTTTGTTACAGGTGAACTAACAAACAGACTAGCATACATTGATTTTCAAAATGAAATACAAACAAGTGATAACTTGCAGTTTGATGACACCGAACTAGTTGTTAATGTTCCAACGCAGTTAAATGGTAACACAACAGTCGACGGTATTTTAAACGTTACTGCTAACTTAAATGTACCTGAAGTATTTACTGATTTCTTAACTGTTGCTGAAGATTCGTATTTCTTAAAAAATGTATACTTTGATCAAATAGGTGTATTTGGAACACGTATTACTACATTAGACACTAATGCGCCGTTGCAGTTAGATGCTGCTGGTAACGGTCGTGTTGTATCAATGAGTAATATGACTGTTGAAGGTGAACTGTTTATACAGGGAGACTTGTATGGAAGTCAGACAACACAAAACGTATTTAATACAACTGCTACAACAGTTAATGCATTTGGACAAGCAACTAATATTAGCTTTGGTAATGCAGCTGGTACAACAAGATTTAACTCAAACGCTGGATCTTTAGCATATAACTCAGGTGCTGTTGTTATCGGCGGCGGCTTAGGTGTTGGTGAAAATATTAACGTATTTGGCGACCTAGCAGTTGAAGGCGGCAGTATTAATACTGCACAACAAAACTTTGATTTATTAAGAGATAATATTCAGTTCTTAAGAGCGTTTAACAGTGCTATAAGCATTAGCTTTGGTGCAGTAAACGGACAAACAGTCTTTGAATCCTTAGACGGAAGCACTAGTTCATTAACTGGCGGAGTAATATTCAAAGGCGGCATCGGTGTTGCAGAAAACATCTACGTAGACGGAATAATCAATGCTACAAATACTGTAGATTCAACAAGTACATCTAGCGGTGCAGTTGTTGTTGAAGGCGGTGTTGGCATTGGTAAGAGTTTGTATGTAGCAGGTATCGCAAGACTACAAGATACTACAGGGTCAACCGATAGTACTACAGGAGCACTAGTTATCGAAGGCGGCGTTGGCATTAAAGAAAAGCTAAACGTTGCTCAAGAAGTAGTAGTTGAATCAACTACTGAAGCAGCAAGTACAACTACAGGTGCATTGGTAGTAGAAGGCGGCATGGGTGTTGGTAGAGACATTTATGTTGGTCAGGACATTGAAGGCTCTGGGATCGATTTAAGTTATATAAACAACTTTACAATCGACGGTGGAACTTTCTAAAAAATCCGTATCCTTCTCAAAGAAATAAATACATGTAGAAGATATATCGTAACTGGGAAGTAACCTAATGGCAAACAAAATATTACACAAAAGAAATAATGTTAGTGGACAAGAACCAACATCAACACAGCTAGACTTAGGCGAGATCGCAATAAACACAGCTGATGGTAAGATGTTTATTAAAACGTCCGATGGCACTATTAAAGATGTAACACAACAAATAGAAAAAGGCGATACACGAGTTGTTGTCAACGATCAAGGTAACGGTGTTGTTACTATGGAAGTTGATGGTATTGAAAAGCTACGTGTAGACGGAACAAAAGTTTATGTTTCTGATGACTTAGAAATAGACGATCAAGGATCTATTAAACTAAAAGAACTAAGTCAGTTTGGCGACAGCTCAGTAAATATTAAAGCACCTTCTGAACTAGAAGAGTCATACGATATTATTCTTCCCGACTCTGATGCACGTAAAGGTCAAATATTACAAAACTTAGGATTTGGACAAACTAAATGGAGCGACCCAGGTTCATTAGGTGGCAACAGAATCTATGTAAGTGCCGAATACGGTGACGATACAAATGACGGACGTTTGCAACCAGTTAAAACTATTAAACGTGCTGCACAGATTGCATCAGATGGTATCTTTACTCCAGTTGTTGATCCAGGTCAATCAGCATACAATGCTAAAGACTTATTAGAAGTTAACAGAGACTTTTTACAAGACGAAGTTGTTGCATTTAGCTCAAACGCATTTAACATTACTTACGATCAAGCAAAGTGTGAAAGAGACGTTGGACTCATTGTTGATGCGATTGAAAACGATTTACGATACGGCGGTGATGCAGCTACAAGCGTAGCTGGTGCATTTTATGCACTTGAAAGTTCAGCTTTAGTAAAACAAGCACAAAATGTTGCAACAGAATACGGACTTCGTAGAGCCCAAGAGATTGCAGCAGCAGTAGTTACTAACACTACTGTTACAGACACAACGCAGGCACAAGTAGCACAGCAGTTTGATGGTACTAAAACAGCAACATCTGCAGAAGCAGCAACAGTAAGCGCACTTGGACAAAAAGTTGTAGATTACTACGTTGACGGTGTTGGTGATTCGCCTAACGAAACTAAAACACAAGACACAGGTTTCTTAAATGCAGAAACACTTATTGATAACAACAAAACATTTATTCAAGAAGAAGTTATTGCATTCCTAAATCAAAAATATAGCGGATTTAACTTTGACGAAGCTAAGTGTTCACGTGATACTGGACTAATACTTGATGCTGCAAACTATGATTTACTTTATAGCGGTAATGCAGAATCACACTACGCAGGTGTTGCATATCTAAATGCAACTGCGTCAACTCTACGTGCTGATCAAAGATTTCAAACTCTTGCTGGTATTGATTATGCAAGACGTATTGCGCAAAAAGTTGTTCTAGGTGAAACTGTTGACTATTTGTATCAAACAGACGTAGTACAAGATACAACATTAACGCCTGGTACATCACTTGAAGCAACAGCAGTTTATAATAACTTTAGTATAACATACGGTTTGTTGAACACCGGTATTGGTACTGCTAACGGTGCGCTAACTACCGACACTGGCAAACTAAACTCAGATACACTTATTACTCAAAACACTGACTTTATTAAAGAAGAAGTTATAGGTTACTTGACTGCAACATATCCTGCATTTACATATGACCAAAACAAATGTCGTAGAGATGTAGAGCTAATACTTGATGCTATTCGCTATGATGTTACACACGGTGGTAATAACGAAAGCATTCAAGCAGCACTAGCATACTATCAGTACAGTGCAAGCAATACACTAAACAGTCAGCTAACTGAAACACTTGATGGTATTAACTACGCAATCGACTTAGCAAAACTAGTTATTGTTAACCAAGCACCTGCTACAAGCTATCAAAGTGTTTTTGCTCAGTTTACTGACACTAATAATCCAGGCGATTCCGCAACCCAGACTATTATTTCAGGGTTGCAAACAGTAATAGATGATATTATCACTGATGGCGACAGTACTCCTCTTGGTCTAAACATTGACCCGAACAACTCTGTTCCTAGTGTAGTACAAGATGTAATAAACGCAAACGCTATACTTGCTGCTAACAAAGAGTTTATTCAGGCTGAAACAGTTGCGTTTATTAGAGAAAACTTTGGTAACTTTACATACGACCCTGTTAAATGCGAGCGCGATGTAGGACTACTTATTGACGCTGTTAAATACGATATCGAACACGGCGGCGATGCTGAAAGTATTTTTGCAGGTATTAGTTACTACAACAACGTAACTACTGGTACAGGCGAGATTACGGGCGATGCTATTGGAGTTCTTCAAGCACAGTTACAGCCTACAATAGATGCTGTTGAGTACACAAGAGATTTACTAGCAAACGTTGTTATACAAAACAGTGTTTCAAATCTTTTCCAAAGTACATTTACACAAACTCTTGATCCTGCAAATCCAAGCACTAACACAGTAGCAGAGTTAGTTTACAATAGAGCAAACACTATTTTAACTATTCTAAGCAACGGACTTGGTACAACTAACAGCTTTACAAAAACTACTAGTACAGGAGCGTTAAATGCAGAAGCACTAATACAAGCAAACACTGCATTTATACAAGAAGAAGTACTAGGATATATTAATGATCTGTATCCTGGACTAACTTATGATCAAAACTCATGTCGTCGAGACGTTGAACTAATCATTGATGCTATTGCATATGACTTAACACACGGCGGTAACACAAACAGTATTGCAGCCGCAGTTGCATATTACAGACAAGCAGCAGCTATTGTAGTAAGTGGTCAGCGTACAGAAACACTTGCTGGTCTAAATCACTTAAAAGATCTAGCACAAAAAGTTGTTCGTAACGTAACTGTTGACACAACATATTCATCAACTCCGCAAGTATTTGACGGTGCAAATCCGGGTGATGTTACAAGTGCAAACACTATTGGCGCACTTGCTGATATTATTATTGATGTCGTTGATGACGGACAGAGTCAGTACATTAACGTTACTGCTAACGGTGCATTAACTACTGATCAAGACATTCTTGATGCAGGCGCACTGATTACATCTAACAAAACATTCATACAAAAAGAAGTAGTTGCATATGTCGATGCAAGTTGGATTAACTTCTCAACTGGATACAATCAGACAACTTGTAAACGTGATGTAGGTTATATACTTGATGCTATTAACTTTGATTTAACATGGGGCGGAACTTCAAACACTGTTGCAGCGGCGATTGCATACTTTAAGCAAAGCAGTGCATTTACACTACAACGTCAGTTAGTGCAAACACTAGACGGCATTATGCATGCTGTTAGACTTGCTCAACAAGTTGTTGAAAACTATGATATTATTAGTTGGCAAACAGGTGCAGCACAAGTTACAGACACGTTAAATCCAGGTAGTGTAGCAGCTATTACTAAGATTGCAGACCTTGGCGCACTTATTGAAGACATTGTTGTTGACGGTGCAAGTGCAAGTGCAGGTATTGTAGTATTTAGAAATGGTATTGTTCCAAGTACTAATCAAACAGTGCTAAATGCAGCAGACTTGATTGCACTTAACAGAACGTTTATACAAGCTGAAGTTGTTAGCTATATTAACACATACTTTACTAACTTTACATATGATGTTTCATTCTGTCGTAGAGACGTTGGATTGTTCATTGACGCTATCCAATACGATTTAATCTACGGTGGTAACGAACGTGCTATTGAAGCAGGTAAAGCATACTACATTGGTACTACTAGCGTAATCCAAGGACAAGAGTTCCAGACTGTTATTGCTAATAGATATTTCCAAACACTTGTAGACAATGTACTACAAAATATTGTTAATACTAGACTGTATCAAAATCAAGTTGGACAGATTACAGATCAAACTAAATCCGTTGACGGTGCAATACTTGGTATTGTTGAATCTGAGTTCAATACTATTATTGATATTATTGAAAACGGTCCTCTTTCGCCAAACATTCCAACAGAAGTTGAAGGTGCATTTAACATTGCATACACAACTATTATGGTATCAACTGGTGAATACAAAGAAGATAACCCAGTTATTATTCCAGACTATGTATCCGTTGTTGGCGACAACTTGCGTACAACTATTATTCGTCCACTAAATGCTAACCAAGATATTTTCCGTGTACGTAACGGTTGTTACTTGTTAGGTATTACATTTAAAGATGGTCTAGATGCATTTAACGTGCCTAGCTTTACTGGTAGATTCTGTACAGCATTTGACGACCCGTTTGACGAAGGTGTTGATCGTACAGGATATATTGGACTAAGGGATCGTCCACTTATTACACAGTCACCGTATGTGCAGAACGTATCTATTATTTCGTTCCTAGGACTAAGTGGTTGTTTAGTAGATGGTTCGAAAGTTATTACACCAAACATTCCACGTTTTGCTATTGAAGCAGAAAATCCAGTATTTGGTGAAACACCTGAACAAGGTAAGTCAATGGTTGCAAACGCATATACTATGCTATCATTTGGTGGTACTGGTTGGCGTCTAACTAACGATGCTTATGCACAGATCGTTTCCTGTTTCCAAATCTTCCTTGGCAACGGTTGTTGGTGTCAGTCAGGTGCTTACCTTTCTGTTACTAACTCTGCAACTAACTTTGGTCTATACGCACTACGTTCGTCAGGTTACTCTGCAAACAGCTTTGTGTTTGACCGTGGTGTTATTGCTGAAGTTGGTGCTCAAGCATCACAACAAAAACTTATTACTGTTGGTACTAAACGTACTCCGATCAACCAGTTTGTTATCAGATTGTACGACGATGACGAGTTTAACAACTTAGCAAACGACATTACTAACAACTTTAAAACTATTCCAAACCTAATCTACTTTAACTCAGGAGAAGTAGGTACACTATACGGTGATGCAGATACGTACACTGTTGCAGCAGTTGGTGCTACAACATTTACTGTACAGATTGCCGCAGGACTAAGTTTAGGATCATATGTTTCGGGCGGTACTGTTGACATCAACGGCGCAGGAAGTCCTGCAAATGTTATTAGTGCAACATACGATAATACTAGCGGTGCGTTGGCGATCGAAGTAACTGCACTTCCGTCAGTAAGTGATAATGTAACTCTTACTGAAATGACGTTTAGTGGCACTAACTATCCTGTATACGCAGAAGGTAATCTTGACTTAGATGCTAACACTATTACTATTCCAGGACACGGGCTTGTAACAGGTGACGCAGTAACATATCGTAGAAACGGCAACAACGAGATTAATGGACTTGCTGACCAAGGTCAATACTATGTAGAAGTACTGACAGCAGACATTATTAGACTTTATCAAGATGATTCAAGAGGATTTGTTGCAGACATAATCGCAGCATCAACAGGAGATCATTATTTAGAAACTCAAACTGAAGAGTTCTTTATTGATGAAATCATCTTAGACGGTGATGGTAATAAACAAACACACAATAAGTATCAAGTACTAACTCTTGCAGCTGGAACATACAACTTTGAACCAGGTGACTTGATTGAAGCAACTACTGGCATTTATAGAAACAAAGCCTACGTTTACACATATGATGCAGTAACTCGACAACTTACTGTTTCTGTAGAAAAGGCAGAAAACAGCGGACAGTTGACTAGAATCTTCTTTGATGCTACTTCAATAATCGACAGTGATAGTAGTGCTATTCCGCAGTCAAACATTCCTGTAACTGGATTTACATCTAGAACAGACTTGTTTACAGCAGAGTTTACTATTGATCCAACTATTGTTGGCGGTGTACTAACTAATACTGGTAACCTGCAAGGAACATATATACGTTTCCACAGACCAAGTATTGTTAACAGTTCATCACACACTTGGGAATACGCAGGTTCAGGTACAGACTATAACGCTCTACCACAGAACGGCGGTATTACAAGAGAAGAATACGAACAGTTTAGTGACTTACCAGGACGAGTTTACTCTTCAGGTACTAACGAACTTGGTGACTTTAAAGTTGGTGACTTCATTGTTGCAGAAAACAGAACTGGTAACATTACATTTAAGAACACAGTTACAGTTGGCGAACTATCAGCACTGAAACTTGCAGTTTCGGATGTTGTTATTGAAGCGATTTCAACTGATCCAGGACTAGGTGATAACGAACCAGGCGGCGCAACTGATACACGTTTGACAACACAGTTAGCACAGCGTAGCTTCTTAGCAAACAGACTAGGCGACTTTATTGACAAGAACGTATCTACTAACTCAGTTAGTGGTGCTGTTCCGCAAATGAACGCACAAGGTTTGTTAAACTCAGATATTATTCCTGCAACACGTAACTTTAGCTTGTTTACAACTGATCTAAAATACGGCAGATATGATTTAACTGATGATATTCCGCCACAAGAACCACTACAAGGCGATATTGCACAAGAGCGTTACTCACGTACACTGTTTACATTGAGTGCTCCTGCTACATTTAATGAAGATGATATTATTGTAGAACTAAACAGCGGCGCAACTGGTATTGTTGATGAAGACAACGGCGGCGCAGCAACAGTTTATATTGCAAACATTGTCGGAACGTTTAGTAATAATATTAGTGCTAACACACTAAATGTAAATGGCCAAAATACTACAACTTATATTACTAATAGTGGCTCTACTGAAACACGTGATATTCAGTACACAATGATTCAAGATAGTGATAGCCAGTACTTGAGATATCTACCTACAGGTGCTATCTTTACTAATGGAACAACTATTACAGCAGCTAACTCAAGAACACAAGGTGTTGTTACTGATCAAGTTGAAGGTGTTGCCCTTGCAGTTGATCTTGCTAATATTAGCACAGGTGCAGGCTATGTTCCTAGCACAGGTTCTTTAACATATAGAAACGTTCCGCTAACTAATATAACAGGAAGCGGCAGCGGTGCTATTGCTGACATTACAGTTACTAACGGACAAGTTACTAACATTGACTTAACTAGAGGTGGCTCTGGGTATGTACAAGGTAACATTGTAAGTGCTGCAACAGCAAACTTAGGCGGTCAAAACACACAAGACTTCCAAACTAGTATTAGTAGTGTTGACAACCGTGTTTATGTTGATTTGTTAGCAGGTAAGTTTATTGCTACTACAACTTCAAATGATTACACTGAAGATACAAATGCAGATGTAACTACAGTTGCACTAGGTAATACAACACTAACAGCGTTTAACGCAGACACTATTGGAAATGGCGGTAATGTTGATTATCCTACATCGACTATCGAAATCAACAGTCATATATTTGATGATGGCGATGTTGTTAACTATGCAAGCTCGCCAAACACTCCAATCGGCGGATTGCTACAAGGCGAAAGTTACTTTGTAAAAGTTATTGACGCAAACACTATTGAGCTTTATAACAGATACGATCTAGAACCAGGACAAAAAGTAACATTTACTTCGAGTTCAACTGGCACACATGCACTTATTATTAACAATGTTGATACACGTAAAGATCGCATTTATGCTCAAGATCACGGCTTTACAAATGGACAAGCATTCCGTTTTGTAAGTTCTAACCCTCCAACTGGAATGGCATCAGGTTCTTACTACTATGCAGGGACAGTAAGTCAAAATACTTTCTCAGTACACGAGTTCCAACAAGACGCTATACAAAGTGTTAACGGTGTAACACAGGGTGCTATTAACTTTGTACAAACTGGTAGCGGAAGTGCAGACTTTATACACCAAAACATTACAATATACGGAGAAGTTAACACATCAAGTAAAAATACTGCTAACTGGGCACTAACTGGTAGTGCAAACGTAGATGCAAGTAACATTGTATCGGGTGTTATTAGTACTTCAAGACTTGCGTCAGTTGGCACAGCAAACAGTGACACTTACTTGAAAGGTGATAGCAGTTGGGATCTTGCTACAAGAACTACACGTACTGCACTTAACTCTCCGTTAAACATGACTGGTAGCTTCTACACTAGCGGTGGACAAAACTATTACTATAAAGATGTCCAGTTTGATATTGACAGAACTGATGACAGCTTAGGTAACCAAAGTTTTACAAACGTCGGTGTTGCAGCATTTAGTAAAGCACAGTTTAATGTTAACGCAGGCGAAGTAGAACTAAAAGCAGGCGTACTTGATGCAGGTACACTAGACGGACTTGATAGCCAGTACTTCCTAGATCCAGGTAACTTATTAAATCCAGTTCCGGTAACACGCGGCGGTACAGCGTTAGATCAATATATCTCAGGCGATATGATTTATGCAACTGGCCCAACAACACTAAACAGACTACCGATTGGTAGCCAAGGTGCTGTTATGGTTGTTGACGAACTAGGTAATCCAAGTTGGTCAAATGATGTTGCTCCATTCGTAGAAGATACTAACAACTTTGGAGTTTCAAGACCACTCGAAATACGCCACGATGTGTCTAACACACCAGCAGTAGGTATTGGTGTTGGTATGCAGTTCCAAGTAGAAACTGCAAACAACAACAGAGAAGTCGGCGGTACTATTGATGCTGTTGCATCTGACGTAACATTTGGCTCAGAAGACTTTAGCTTCAAGTTTAACTTGATGTCAGCAGGTTTCTCAGCAGAACGTATGGTGCTCGATTCAATAGGTAACTTAACCATCGACGGAGACTTTACTGTTGAAGGCGGAGATATCAAAACAACTAAAACAAGTGCTACTGTTTATGATAACACAGTTACATCACTAAGCATTGGTAGAGCTGCAACAGCAGTTACTATTGGTGCTGACAAAACTGGTGAAATGCGTATTCGTAACAAGACACTTATTGTTGGCGGTGACCAAGTTGAAACACAACCAGTTGATGCTATTGTTAAAGCAACAAATGCACTAGGTACTAACAAGCAAGGTCCAGACTTAACAATACAAGGTGGTGCAAGTACTGGTAGTGGTGTTCCAGGTTCGGTATTTATTGATACAGGTAGCCCAGGTACTTCGGGTAGTACTTCGAATACACAAATCAATCGTGTAGAAGTTAGTGGTACTGATGCACACAGTCATAAACTAGAGTTTGGTAGAGGATCACAAGGATCTAGACAAACTGCAACAGTTGGTGTTAAAGGACCTATTACTGGTCAGTTTAACGTTAACGGTTCTGTGTTAGAACTAAAACCAGGACCTGGTACAGGTTCAGGCGCTGGCGCAAGAGTTGACATTTATGGTTCAGAAAATATTGGATCAGGAAGTGGCATTCAAACTAGCTCACTGGTTGCACAGTTTGATGGTACATCTGTTGATTTAAACAAAACAGTAAATGTAAATGCAACTAGCTTAAACACTAATCAAGCAGCGTTTGACTTATTAAACACTACTGCAACAACACTTAACATTGGTGGTGCTGCAACTGCTATTGACATTGGTGCATCAAGTGGTTACTTGCACGTTAACAGTGCAGACCAATCAACAAGTACTACAACAGGTGCTCTACGTGTAGACGGTGGTGGTAGCTTTGGTAAGAACTTGTATGTTGGTGGTAACTTAGTTGCTGCTGAACTTACACTAACTGGTGCTATTGATGGTAACAGCTACAACGTAAGTGGTGTAGAAGTTATTGACACTAACAGACGCTTTATTTCAAGCGGTGGCACAACAGGCGAACTTGCTAAAGTACACGCTATTAGCTTTGACTGGGATGGTAACTACGGAAACTTAGGTGGTTATGTAAACCATGGTATTAGCTCACGTGGCGAAACATGGGGCGCAGGTGATGATATTAGTATTAACTCTTATCACAACGTTAACGTAAGACTTGATACTAACTCAAACAACAGTGCAGCAACTACATTCTTCCGTGTTAACAATGACGTAAGTCAAACTAACGGTAATATTGTATTCAGTGCTAGAGGCGATGGCAAAGTTGGTATTAACAAAGATCCAAGCGGCACATACAACTTAGATGTTAACGGTAGCTTTAATGCTACAACAGGTTACATTAACGGTGGTGCTATTTGGACTGCTGACAACGACGGTGACGGCTCAGGCTTAAACGCAGACTTGCTAGACGGATTGCATGCAGACAGCTTCCTACGTGTTGATACTGGTGCTTCGTTTAGTGGTGGTGTATTTACAATCTCACTACCAGCAACAACTATTCAAAACACTGGCGAAGTTAACACACTACAGCTATACCAAGGAAATGGCGCAAATGCAAATGATGCATTCATGACATTCCACATTGGTGGTGACTATGCAGCACACTTTGGTTTAGATGGTAGTACAAACGATCTAGCATACGGTGGTTGGTCACGTGGAGCAAGTGCATTTAAAGTATGGCATGCTGGTAACGACGGTAGCGGTAGCGGACTAGATGCTGACTTACTAGACGGTCAAGACAGCGGGTTCTTCCGTAATGCAAGTAATCTAAACGCTGGTACATTCCCAGACTTGTTTGCAAGTGGTACACGTTACAACATTGGTTTTATTGACGGTTATGGCGGCGACAGCTACGATAAACTACGTGTGTGGAACAGTAGTTCATACTCAATAGGCATGCATAGTGGCCAAACAATGGGTTGGTTGAATGACTATGCAATGACCTTTACAATGAACAATGATACAGACCGTGGTTGGAAATGGAGACATGAAAGTGACGGTGTAGCAGCGGGTGCTATGTCACTTACAACAGATGGTCGACTAGTTGTTAAACAGTTTATTGCAGTAGGTAACCAAACTACACGTTACTTGAGAGAGCCAACAGGAAACTACGGTTCGATTCAGATTAGCGGTAGTGGTTATGGTAACTGGGAAGGCTTTAGCATTGACGGTCGTGCAGTGTTTATGCATGATGGCGGAAGTGGAACTGGTATCTATAACGATGTAGATAACGAATGGTTGTTCTACGGTGTACACAACGCTCAAACTGAAATGATGTACAATGGTGCGTGGAAAGTTCAAACACGTTCCAACGGTGCAAACATTGCAGGCGAACTGTATGTTGATAACTGGGTACGCATTGAAAGTAACTCGGGTATTTACTGGGAAGGTGGCAACTACGCTGGATGGCACATTTATCCACAAGCTACTAACAGAATCCATATGCGCAGTGCAAACAGTGGATCATGTGAAGTATCACTAGCAAACAGTGCAAACACTATTTACGGTAGACTATATGCAGATGATGTATCACAGGGCTTCCTAAACGAAGATGGCAACTGGGCACTACGTAGCTACAACAACGACGGTGTATCACCAGGTTGGAGATTCTACGAAAACGCTAACGAACAATGGACTGGTAACCCAGGTAATGATGTTGGTAAGATTGAATATCACGCTAACAGATTCTACATAGCATCGGGTGCAAACTCCGATCGTGTTGTTCAGTTTAGACGAGACGGAACAGATGTTTCATACGTTGATAACAGCGGTGTGTACCAAGGTACTGCTGCAAGTGCTAACTGGGCTGACTTAGCAGAGAAATACGAAGCAGATGCAGTATATGCTCCAGGTACAGTACTAGGTATAGGCGGCGACAAAGAAGTTACACTATACAAAGAAGGCATGAAACTAGCAGGCGTTGTATCAACACAACCAGGTTTGATGATGAATCAAAACGATGACAACAGAGATGATCCTATGTGGCCATTTGTTGCACTAAAAGGTCGTGTTCCTGTTAAGATCAACGGTTCTGCCAAGAAAGGTCAGTACATTATTGCTGATCAGGACGGTGCAGGTTGTGCTGTAGATGAGCTAAGTACTATTAGTGAATATACAAGATTAATAGGTGTTGCTATTGAAGACGGCGAAAGCGTAGTTGAGGTGAAAGTTTAAGATATGGGGAATATGACTCGTGCATCAGCAAGGGATTATTTTACTGGCCAAGCCGGAGCCCAGCTGCGCGGTTTTGACCGTACAATAAATGTAGCTGCTACAGTTTATACTAATCAAAACTATGGCGGCTACAATGCAGGTACTGCTTACGGTAATACTCGTTTTGAGTATGTAAATGCTCCAAACAGCGACTATAATAGTCAAGTATATCCTAATACAACGCTAGTTGATGCACAGCATATGGTTGATCAAGCATTAAATGCTATACAAAGGACAGTAGATTTGATAGAAGGCAGACTGACAAACAGATATTTTAACTTTCAAATATGTCATACTAGCTGCCATTATAGCTGTCACGGTTCGAGAGGTAGAAGATAATGGCTGGACAAACTAACGCACAGTTAAGATCAACATATCTAGCAAATGCTTATCTCAGACTGAGAACATTTGATAAAACTATTAATATTGCAGCAGCAGTTTATCTTGGACGATCTGGTGTAGGTGTAACTGGAGGAACAGCATATGGCAATGCTAGGTTCCAATATGTAAATGCAGGTTCTGGTACATATAGCACAGCAGACTTGCCGAGCAACATTGGCGATGATTTAAAAGTCTATGCAAGTGAAATACAAAACTTTGCTACAAATGCATTGTCAAGAACTGTAAATACAGTTGAAAATCGTATTGACAACTTGTATTTTGACTTTAGAATATGTCACGCAAGCTGCCACTATAGCTGCCACGGATCAAGGGGAAGAAGATAATGATAGGTGAAAGTTTTTACTATATTAGTAATAAAAAATATATAGGACGCTCGACTGCAATGCTGTCGGCAATCAGTGAAAGTCCGTGGACTGGAGGACAAACAAGGACTATTAAAATAGTCATGCCAGACGGGCATAGTCCGGTTGAGCAAACATATACAGACGCAATAACTGCTGACTACCCGTTAGCAAATGTAAGCAACATGATAAGTTTTGCAAACTACAGTGATATTGATTCTTGGGAATATTTAAACAGTAGCACTAAAGAGTATTTGTTGTTTGAAGATCCCGAAGAGTTTTTAAAAATATATGCAAAATATACTGCTTCGTTGTTACAAACTACTACTTCTAAAGATGTTAAACAAATAACAAAAGACTTTCTTTCCCTAGTCACTCTAAGAGATATTACATACGCAACTGAAGCAACTTTTACTGAAAATGAAATAAACGCAGCAGTAGAAGATGTATTTGCAAATAATGATTTTTATAGCATTCCAAATGCTTCGAGCAAGCATTGGGGGTATGATATTCTTTTCTTTATTAACGACAAGTATAATGAAAATGATACATATGCTGAAATCAACGAAACAACTACTGCACACTTAAGAGAAAAGTTTACTATCCATAGTGATAAAATGATTTTTGAAGTTATTGCTATGCTACAAACTAAAATCGGTTATATTAGTGTTATTAACGGTATTATTGACTGGTTTAATGCTAACGGTAACAATGAATGGGATAAAGTACAGTTTGTTAAAGATACATTCCAAAATACTAACAGAATGCAAGCATTATATGTAATGCGTGATTTTTGGAATGCAGTGGGCAATAATCAAGAGCTGATGTCTCTTATTAATAATCACGAAGAATGGGAATATGAAGAAGTATACAAAGAGTTTTCTAAAACTATTCCTATTGTGGTACAAATAGCAGAGGGTGGATTCAACTTTGCAAGTAATGAAGCACTTAGAGATGCGTGGAGCGAGGTAGAGTTTTTCTACAAGCGCAAGAGTCGTATTCCTTACTTGTTGTTCAAAGTAAAACCATTAGTACAGGAGTAATCATGACCCAACAAAGCTATACATTACCGTTAAACCCAACCGATCTAGCAGAGATTTATAAAATCAAAGCAGATAGTGAAGATTTTACGTTAAATGTTAACTATGAAGAAAGTAAAAAAGTACTGTCTGTAAAACACATATTAGTTTATATTGCTAATACAAACTTTAAAGTTCAGTTTGATACAGTTGATGCAGATCTTTTAAACGAATACATTAAGTGTAACTTTATGGTAGAAAGTCCGATTATTTCTAGAATAATAGCACTGATTGCAAAAAGAAAACTAGATTACGAATACAACCAAATAGATATCGCACTTAATAGTCTTTGGTCAGATGAAATGATTGATCAATATCTTGCAGAGCACGGAGATCTATTTGACGATCTTCTTGATAAGTTAAATCATGTTACGCTTTTTTGTTTAGAACAAGCAAGTAAATATTCTGACAAATATAAAGAACTTATACCAGAAGATTTAGAACATGTTGATAACGATACCGAAGTTGGACTAAATATTGTATACATAGCAACATACGCTCAAGATCTTTTATACTTATTAGGGCACTTAAACGGTCCTTGGCCAACTAACCAGTTAAATGCAAGAATATTTAACGATGCAAGTAAGTACCAAGGAAACGATTTGTATAATACACTTCTAAGATACGGTGTTGCAACTAATATGTTAGAACTATTTGACGAGGAAGAAGCATAATGACAATGCAACAATCATATTGCAAGCAGATGAGATACAGTGGACCTGAGAGTCTACCACCTAGCCAAGCCACAAAGTTTGATGTACTGATTAACTTTGAAGGGCTTACTGGTTGTAATCATGGTTGTTTAGGGTGTTTTGTTAATAAAACACAAGACGTTGCAACAATGGATCAAATGTTAACAACTGCAAAAGAACTTGCAGATGGTGTAACACGCACTGGACTTAACCTACGTGAGTTTGTTATTGGTCCGACTGATCTTTTCTCGGCAAATAACACAGACAATATTCTTAATAATCCTATTATACAGGACATCATGCGTGAGCATACAAAAGCACGTATTGCTACACCTAGCAAAATAGACGATGTAAGCATGGAAAGACTACGTGAAGTATTTTCAATACTTGACGATCCTGCAAAATACAGAGATGAAATGATCATTGAGTTTATTATGCCAGTAGGTGATGTTGACCGTATACTTAATGATGAAGAATATTTCAAAGACATAAAAGCAAAACTAGAGTTCTTTGCAAATGAAACTCCTAAAAACATTGACTGGAGTTGGACATTACAAGCAAGTAATGTTATGCAAAAACATCTAACCAAAGAAAACTACAACAAACTGCTATACAAGATTCTTGAAGATTACGAAACTATTCTAGAAATGAACCCTGCGTTCTCTAGAGCACCAAGTGTATTACACCAGCGTAAGAATCTAGTAGCATGGAATAACTTCTTAAAAGAAGTAGTAGATCAAGACAACTATACTGATGTTACAATGAGTATGGCTAACTTGTACTGTAACTCAATGAACTTTATAGGGCTAACTATTATTCCTGGCTTTGACGCACCTCGTGTATTCCTAAATGTTATGCTACACGAACAAGCGTTCTTTACACAGCACAAGGAACTAGAAGTAACAGGTCTAAGTTTTGAAGAAATCTTAGCGAAGAGGGATCAACTAATAGCAAAAGGCTTGGCAAAGTCTTCCACTGTTAAGGATTGTGCTGATTGTAAGTATGCTGTAGCATGTGCAAACAGACTAATATTCCAAGCACAAGACGCTATGAATATGCATGAGTGCCTGATGCCGCTAGAAGTACTTGAAATGTACAATCCGTTTATTGACAGCACAGAGCAATGGAATGACGATGCCTTGAAAATCGTCAATGCTCGTTAACTTAAACGCAACTCCATCTGGATTTAATAACTACGTTGAAGGTGTAAGCCCTAGGGATAATAACTTTCTTAGGGTTGAAGTTCATGCTGATATATTACACGGCTGTAGTCAACAATGTCCTGGCTGTTTTATCCCACGCAAAAACTTAACCAGTGCTGATCATTTAACAACTCTGTGCGATATACTAGAATCTAGTGCTTACACACCCGACGATGTTGTGATAGGACCTACTGATATATTTGATGCTGAAAACTTTTGGGAGTTGATGGAGCATCCTAGTATGAAACGATTGTACAACATTGCAGCATTAAGTTTTAACTCAACGCTACTACAAGACTACAACATAATACTTGCTAAACACAACAAGATTTGGAGCCTTTACGAAGGCTTAAATCGTACACCTGATATAGACTTTAAGATAGTGCTTGACATTGAGCGTTACTTGCGTGGCGATGTTGAAGATATGTGTCGCAAACTTGAACTGTTTAAACAAGGTAGTGTGCAGTTTAGGGTAAACTACTACCCGGGCATATTTGATCGTGTTGATTACAACCAACTGTGTGATATGACCATGGAAGATTTTAATGCTCCTGTAGTCATACTACCAAGTTTCCTTAACGACCGTAACAGTAGAGGCAAAGTAAGTAAATATTTGCCCATGTTTATTGAAGAACTAAGCAAACAAAAGATTGACCTCGAGTACAAAAGCCTGTATACTATGTTTGACGCACAGTTTAATGGCTATGGATGCTCTAACTACAGCTTTTACAATGGTAAACTGTATATGAACCCGTTTTTGTACGATGCTATACTACAACGCACACCAAACTTTGAAGTACAAAACATAAACAGTGACGATTTCTTGTCTCGCAACCTTGCATATGCTGAACATACTCAAGAATGTGCGAGTTGTCCTCATTTAATGAGCTGTGCAGAGCGTAATGTATTGTTTTACATGCAAGACAGAGGGTTAACCGAGTGTGTGTTGCCCAAGGAGTACCTAAATGCCAGTCATTAAGAACAACTTGTACTACGAGCTAACAACAGAAACACAAACCAAGCCGGTTAGTGCCGTAAAAATACAGTTAGACGTGTTAGACGGGTGTGTACACGCTTGTCCGGGCTGCTTTGTACACCGTAGAGGCAATGCACCTGAAGACAACCACTTAAAACAGTGCCGAGAGTTTGTAAAACGCATAACTGACAAAGGCATATTAGTAGATGAAGTACTAATAGGACCAACAGACTGCCTAAGTAGTGAAAACTTTTATCAAGTAATGCAAGATCCTGACTTGCTGGCTATGATAAATGAAAACTCTCCAATACTTGCGTTTACTACAACCTTCTTAGAGCAAGACATTGGCTACTTAGAGCGTTGGATTGACTTTTTACATGCCAATGTTAACACTGATACTGAGATTGAAGTAGGCATTGCAACAGATCCTATGCGTTACAAAGACAT